GTTATTCTGTAGGTTTTAAGCATGGACACGGTGAGGGTTTTATCCGCGGTCGCGCTATCTCTCAAGCTCTTAAAGACAAGGAGCTCATCTAATGAGTTTCTTAGATGGCTACGAGTTAGCTAATGACACGATTATCAGATTTCGCAAAGAATTCCCTAGCGGGCGCATTATCACTTCTGTAGAGAAAGAGGATTTAGCCGCTGGCTGGATCTTAGTAAAGGCCGAGATTTTTAGAGAGTTTGAGGATGCCGTACCAAGTGCTGTCGATTACGCATATGGCAACGTAGCTACATATCCACAGAATATGAAAAAGTGGTTTGTTGAAGATACAGTCACAAGCTGCATTTCAAGAGCAATCAAGCTGCTATCCCCTAGTAGCGCCCGGGCCTCACGTGAGGACATGGCACGCGTTGAGTTTGAGCCTACGCCTAAGTACAAGGAAGCCGATCCATGGGCCACGCTGACCATTACTCAGACTGCTAAAGAGACAGGTACTACAGCTCTTACAACAGCTATAGATGATATTAAGAAAGAGCTTGGCGGAGAGCTTGTAGCTGAACCTGCTCGTTGTGCTCATGGCACGATGATATGGAAGCAAGCCGCAGCTGGATCGCCTAAGAATTGGGGCGGCTATTTCTGTACTGAGAAAACTAAAGCTACTCAATGCACGCCTTATTGGCATGTCCTTGCCTCAGACGGCAAGTGGAAGCCACAGGTATAACCATGGGCGAAATAACATTTATCAAAGACGGCTATGCAACTGTCATACACGATAACGGTGACATGACCGTTACAGCTTTAGATCGATGCGATCAATGCCTTGAGTGGCAGAGCACTAGCGGCGGCCTACAAATCCGCGACATCGGCCAAGAAGTAACCGTATGGCTATGTGCATCATGCAGGGCCTAATGATCGACCGCGTAATCCTTGACCGCTCTCAAGAGATTACCGCTCACCGCACCGCTTTAGAGCGTGCTGCCGTTATGGATGAGTCATGGTTTCGCCTGTATGGTCAAAACCTGAATTATCACGAAATGATAACGCAGCATGCAGAGTCAGTAGGCGCAGAGATAGCTGTAGCTGAGTACTTTGGCTTACGTAACTTCATGCCAAGCATCAATACCTTTAAGGCTGAGGCTGACGTAGAGACTTTAGAAGCTCGCATTGAGGTAAAACACACTAAATGGGCTAATGGGCATCTAATATTACAAGAGTCTCAGCGCTCGCGGCCTAATGATGTCTGCATATTGGTCTATGGAAAGAGCCCGGTCTATCAGCTACTCGGATGGATCCCGGCACACATGGCGATGATGCCTAGATATAAGCACACACAGCAAGGCAACTACTGGGTGAGCCATCGCAACCTATTCGAGATGAAATATTTAAGGAGCTCTAACTATGGCGATACTCAAATCTAATTGCAGGATATGTAAGAAAGTTACTCAGCATGAGGATCGAGTAGTAACCGAGAACCTACCGCCCTACGTCAAAACGCTTCAATGTGTCAGCTGCGGGGTTATGGGTGTTGTGCTCATGGAGGATGTGCAAATTGCCGACCTATGAGTATGAGTGTATTAGCTGCAATATTAGGTATGAGACTGTAGAAAAGATAGCCGAGCACGTTACGCCTTATTGCTGCAACCTTGCCATGAGACAGGTCTACTCCCCTCCTGGTATCTCATTTAAAGGCACAGGATGGGGCCATCAATGAAGTACATCTATCTATGCGATTGTGGAATAACCCTTGAATATGAGTTAGCTACTGACCTTATTGCAAGTGTAGAGCTACACAATGGCAGCGATCAGAGTCATTTGGCATGGGAACATGAGGCCCAAAGATGACCCTCGACACGCCCAAGATCCCGCGTATTATCAAATGGATTTGCATAGCCATGCTACCCTTGTGTAGTTCATTAAATACTCCTGCTAACGCAGTTGAGATAAATGAGATAGACAAATATAAAATCTATATACATCTAAAAGTACTGAATTATAATGAGTTTAGATGTATTGAAAGATTATGGACTAAAGAAAACAGGTTATGGGATCCCTATGCCAAGAACCCTAAGAGCTCTGCATTTGGTATACCTCAACTCTTGAAGCTAAAAGAAACTAACCCATATGTACAAATGGATTTGGGTTATAAATATATACTCCACAGATATTCTAAAAGTAATAAAGATCGAGGTAATGCGGCATGTAACGCCTTGGCCTTTCACTTACGCAATGGGTGGTACTAATGGTGCAAGGTAGGCACGACCCTAGACTTAGCCGTAAATACAAGGCGCAACGCCTCATCGTGTTAGCACGTGATGGCTATGTATGTACGTACTGCGGGCAGGATGCTACGACTGTAGATCACATCGTTAGTCTCAAGCATGGAGGCGATCCAATCTCATTAGAGAATATGGTGGCCTGTTGTAAGCGTTGTAACAGCTCTAAGGGTTCACGCTCACAAGGCGTTTTTTTAGCACAGACGGCTACCCCCCCTGCCTTTTTTTCCTATACCTCCCCGATGACCACCAGTACGGTCCCTATCGGTCCATGTGAGGGCCAAATGAAACAGGATGGATAAATAATTGGAGCAAGTCTTTCCGGGCCGTAAGGGGGCTACTGAGCCTCGGCTACATAGTCCGTATCTCAAGGGCCCAAATCGCGGCGATGAGATTGCAGAGCTTGCAGAGTCCATTGGTCTACCGCTTTTACCATGGCAGGATTTTGTAATCCGTGACATGACTACGATCGATGAAAATAATATGTTCAGGCGCCGCTCTAATTTGTGCTTGACATCGAGGCAACAGGGAAAAACTCATCTCGCACGCATGATGATGCTGGGCCACATGTTTTTATTCGACTCCCCTAACGTGCTGATTATGAGCTCTAATAGATCGATGGCTTTAGACACCTTTAGACAAGTGGCTTATGCAATCGAGGGATCAAGTGAGCTGAGTAAACAGGTACGACAGATCAGGTATGCCAATGGCACCGAGAGCATTGAGCTTAAAAACGGTAATCGCTTAGATGTTGTAGCTGCTACTCGAGACGGCAGCCGCGGCAGGTCAGCCTCCTTTTTATACATCGATGAAATCCGTGAAATCTCAGAGGAGGCCTTTAAGGCTGCGACTCCGACAACGCGCTCAAAAATCAATAGTCAATCTCTGTACACATCAAACGCGGGTGATGCCTTTAGTACGGTGCTTAATGATTTACGCGAAAGAGCTATGTCCTTTCCTCCTGAGACTTTCGGCTTTTACGAATACAGCGCCCCTCAGTTTTGCAGCATTACAGACCGCGAAGGATGGGCCTACTCCAATCCGGCCCTTGGGTACCTATTTGATGAAAGCGTTTTAGCCGAAGCTGTTAGTACTCAAACAGTAGAGACCACAAAGACCGAGATGCTTTGTCAATGGATCTCATCTACGCAAAGTCCTTGGCCACACATGGCCGTTGAGGACGCAGCTGATAGCGATCTAAAATTGTCGGTGGGGCCGCTTACTATCTTTGCCTTTGATGTTAGTCCAAGTCGTAGAGATGGATCGCTCTGCATGGGACAAGTCCTCGAGGACGGTCGTATCGGCGTAGCTGTCCTTGAGATATTCCACTCGGACGTATCTATCGATGAGCTCTTTGTAGCTAATGCCATCGCTAAGTGGGCCAAGGTCTATTACCCGCGTATGGTTTGTTATGACAAGTACACAACAGCCTCGATCGCCAAGCGCCTTGAGGTAAACGGCATACAGATAACTGACATCTCAGGTCAAAAAGGTTATCAAGCATCCGGCGATCTTTACGAAGCTCTAGCTAATAAGCGGCTTGTACATAGTGGCCAAGATGAGCTCGTAGCTCACATGGCTAACTGTGCAGCTAAAGAGTCCGATAGCTCTTGGCGTATCATCCGCAGGAAATCCGCCGGGCCCGTAGATATAGCTATAAATTTATCGTTTATCGTCCACATCCTTACTCAACCAATGGGCGAGGCTAAAGTTTACGTCTAGAGACACGCCGAGAGTTTTCGGATTTTGTGCTTGACTTTTGGAGAAAATCCCTTTCATGGGATTACTGCAAACTCTAGGACTAAAGAGCGCTGA